CCTTGTAGGCGGCGTATGGCCGGGACATTTTGATTTTCATTACGACGGCACGCTCCATGCAGAGTCGGGTTTCTTCATGGTGTTGGAAAACTCGGTGCTGTATTGGAACACCGGCTTGTCGAGGGTCTTGCCCGGCCACGTCACCATGTATTCGCCGTGGCCGAGGATCACGCGGGGCGTGATGTAGGGGCGGTTGCCCGCGGCGCGGAACTGCCGCCAGAACCAGATGTCGTCGTCGGTACGGCCTTCGGCCCACTCGCCGTCGCTGTTCGGCACACCTTGAAACCACGGCTTCGGCGTCCGCTTGAGGGCGGCGGTGCTGATGACGGTGCATCCGAAGTGCATCGTATCGACCTCTTGCACCGGCTCCGCGAACCACTCTTTCGGCAGCGTCGTCTTGCCGCTTTCTGGCGGGTTGTCGAGCGTCCCCTTCAACGTCAACATCGGCCTGCCGTCTTCGCGTTTCGTTTGCAGGCCCGTCAACGCGTCACACTGGAACGTCATCGCCATCGCGAACAACTGCTCAACGTCCTCCTTGGTAAAAAACGTGTCGTAGTCGATGGTCAACAGGTACTCGCATTTGTCGACGAATTGTTCAAAGACGCGTTGCAGGCATTGGCCCCAAAACGCTCCCGTGACTTTCGTGGGGCGAATCCCCAAGGGCATCAGCACCTGCGCCCACGTATAGAAGTTGTCCATGAACCCCAGCCGCGGAACGCTCATCACGGCTTCCACGCGAATGTCGCACTCGGTGTTGCCAACCCTGACGATCATGCAGACCTCGTAAAAAGAAAGCGGGCGGCCCCGGTGTGGAGCCGCCCGCTCAGGATTGCACGCTCGTCAAGGATTAGCCGACGACCTTGGAAGCCACGCCCTTCTCGGACGCGGTATCCGGCCCCTGCTCGCCCTTGCTGAGCCGGGCGTTGGTCACGATGGCACAGGCACCCGGCGGCGTGGCGTACACGGTGAGGTACCGCTTCTTGCCGCGGAGGTCGACGTCGAAGCGATGGGAGTAGCCCACGTTCGCTCCGGTCGTCGAGCCAGCCGCAACGGTGAAGCCGCTGCCGCTGACCATGCCGCTGACGTTCACCTGCCCGCTGCCCGCTGCGTCGCTGTCGGCCAGACGCAGCACCGAGGCACCGGACGACTGGGCGGCGGTGTAGGCCGAGAACAGTACGTCGATGGAGGCGTGGTCGAAACCGAGCGTGTCGATCTCCAGCGAGTGCGTGGCACCGGCGGCGACGCTCGCCTCAACCTTGCTGACACTCCGAGTCGCTTCTACATGATTCATGGGTCAAAAATCTCCTAGTGAGAGGTTGCTAGAGGTATCAGCCGAAACGGAGAGCCACGACCGGACCGGCCTTGCTGGTCGAGCCGAGGTCGTGGACGACCATCGCATTGCGAGTGGTCGCAAAGGTGAGCGTCTGGTCGAACTCGATGTACCGCTCGGAAGCGGTGCGGATCGAAACGGCCCGCCGCTCGCCGAACGTCGCGGCTTGCGAGAGGTCGCCGAACAGCGCGGCCACCTTGCCCGTGGTGCCGGTAAGGCCCGACTCCATGCTGTGAACGAGCCGCACGGGGTAGCCGAGGAACCGCTCGCCAAAGCCAGCGGCCACGTCGGCCGAGGCGTTGCCGCCGGGGGCAGCCGAGCCGCCGGGGAGCATGGCGAGCCGCAGCATCGCGGCACCCCAGCCAGCCGGAGACACGTACCATGCGGCGTTGCGGCGAGCGTAGAGCGGCAGCCGAGCCAGCATGTCGGTGAAGTTCTTGAGCGTCAGCGAGTCGAACGTCGAATTGCTGGTCGCGGTCAAGACCGACGCCGAGTAGGCCGACTGCAGAATCTTCGTCGTGATGCCGGTCGTGCCGTGGTACTGGCTCGACCCGTCACCGATGAAGCCCGCGTTGTCGAACGCTTCGGCAAACGCCTGAGCCACCTCGACCGCCATTGCGTCAGCGAGGTCGATGATGGAGTCTTCGAGGAGCGAGTTGGGGACGCGGTTGGCGATACCCCAAATCTTCGCGTTCAGTTCGATGTTGTCGAACGTCACGTCGCTCGCGGACACCTCGACGTTCTCGCCAACCGGACGGGCGGCAAGGCCACCGGTGCGGCGGGCGACGACGAGCGTGTCGCTGTTCATCGACACGCGGCGGGCGTACTGCGGAAACGCACCGAACTCCTCGACGAGCCGGATGATCTCGTTGCTCATTTCGGGAGCGACGAGCACGCCGCCGAGGCTGTTGATGCCACCGGCCTGGGCGCGAGTCTCGACGCCGTGATCCTTGCACCACCGGCGGGCTTCCTCGTCACCGAACACGAAGCCCTTGATGTGCATACCGGCACGGTAGGCCGACTCGGGGTTGCTGAACGCACGAAGGTTGTTGTGAGCCTTCGGCACCGCGTACTCGCGCTTCTCCACGGTCGTCTCCTTCACCTCGGGGGTTTCGATGGCCTTGGCGGAAGCGGAACGCTCCAGCACGGATCGCAGGTTCTTTTCCTTCTCGTTGACCTTCTCAAGAAACTCGATGCGAGCCTTGATCTTGTCGGCACGCTCCATGAGCGAACGGAGCGAATCTTCTTGCGCCTCAGCCGCGGCGGGGTCGGCAGCGTCGCCTTCGGCGGCGGGTGCGTCCTCGGTTTCCATCGCAGCCTGAATCTGCGCGGTGATGTTCGCCAGCTCGTCGAGCAGTGCCTTGATCTTTTCCACGGCGGAATCTCCTAGTGCGGTATTTGGCGACGCGGACGCATCGCCTACGCACGAACCTATGGCCTGACCCCACCACCCATCCAGAAACGCGGCGGCGGTGTTTACTAAGTAAGAAATGCCGCCCGCCTGCGAATCTGCTCCGCAGGCACGACCGACTTCGCGGTGTGGCCGCAGCACGGGCAGCGCAGATAGCGAGTTTGATACTCGCCGCGTGACTGGCTCGACACGACGCCGAGGCGGGCCTTGCGGCACCGCTCGCATACGTCGCCGGATTTAGCGGCCATGCTGCCTCAAGAAGTCGCGGTAAAACGCGGCACGCGTTTCCAAGTGTCGGCGGGCCTCGTCGTGCAGCCGCCGCTCCTGCCGGAACGCATCATACGAACGCTTGGCAACTGCCACGTCGCTGTCGGGGTAGGCGGGGAACGTGGTCGGGGAAACGTCGATCAAAGAATCGACGCGCTTGATCGTCCGCACGCTGCGGCCTTCCTCGACGCTCCACTCATCGCCGCCCGGCGAGACTTGGAACGCGAACGACGAGCCCTTCACGATCCCGGCCCGAATGTTCGCGGCGATGTCTTTGCCGTAGGTCGTATCCGGCACCGGGAACTCGTACCGCAGGCCCACGTCGTCCACGGTCAGCCGCAGCGTCTCGGGGTAGCGGGCGAGGGGAAAGTTCGGGTCGTGGTTCCACAAGGCCCGGGTCTGGAGCGGCTTCTTGCGGCCACGCCGCTCGGAGACAAGGCCGAACGCGCCGGGGTCGAGCCGTTCCACAAAGTCGCCCAGGTCGAGCGACAGCACGCCAAACTTCGCGGCGTACCCGACGATCCACTCACGGGACTCGTCGCTGCCTTCTTCGCTCCGCGTCTCGACCGCGAGCAGCGGCGTGTCGGATTCAACCTCGTCAAGGATCAGCGAGCGGCGTTCGATTTCAGCCATTGGATTCTTCTCCTGTCTGCTTTGGTTTGCGTGACCGTTTGGATCGCATGGGGGCGGGGGGCGGCGGCGGCACGGCGGCGGCGGGCTGGCTTTCGTTCACGCCCGCAATGATCGCCGTGATCTGCTGGGCGTTGATGCTCGGGAACGACGCGGCGATCAACGCCGCCGCACCGTCCTTCGTGATGAGGCCCGCCGGGACTTGCGACAGAATCGCGATGAGACCTGTGATCTGCGCTCCGTTGAGGCTCACGTCCGCGACTTGCGGAGCCTCCGGTTCTGCGTCTGGCCGCGGAGCGTCGCCCGTAGCCGCGGCCACGCCGCCCTCGACGCCTTGCCCGTCGATGCCGCTGCCCGGCTGCTGCTGGGCCAGCACGTCTTCGACCGACGGCGGCGCGCCGAGCGTTCCCATGTTGAGCGGGCGGTAGCGAACGTCGCCGCCTTCCACGGGGTCCATGTTTTCAAGCTCGCGGATGTCGTCGGTCGAAAGCACGCCGATGTCCCACATGGCCCGGTAGTACGACGACCGGCTCGCAGAGTCGCCGCGGAGCAGACCACGCACGTCGAACTCAATCAGATAGCGGTCGTCCTCGGCGATGAGGTCACGCATAAACGCGGACTCAAAACGCCGCAGCCACGGCAGAATCGTGTGCGTGACGAATTCGATTTCGGCCTGCGGCCCCGCGGTGCCGATGCCAAGCAGCCAGCCCGGCACGCGAAACAGCCGGGCGATTTCTTCCAACTGGTACCGCCGCAACTCAAGGAACTGGGCGTCGGTGTTGCTGCTCTGCGGAATCTCAAACGGCCGCAAGCCGTTGGTGAGGACGGCGGTGTTGTGGGAATTGCCCACGCCCGCGTGGCGGCGGTCCCATTGCGACCGCAACGCTTCGCGGGCTTCGGCGTTGAGTTGCCCGTCCGTCGAAAGCACAAAGCCAGGGCGAGCCCCCGCCGCGAAGAAACGAGCCCCGTGCAGTTCGCACGCTCTGGCGAGGGCGATGGCGTCTTTGCACTCCTCCACGATCTTGATGCCGTTCACGCCATCATCGGACGGGCCGCGGACTTGGAGGATTTGCTCGTTGGCGTAGGTCGTTTCGTTGCCGCGATCCTCGCGGTACTTGTACCGCAGGTTGCCGTTTTCGATCCGCTCGACCTTCATGCGGCTCGGGTGCAGCGGTACGATCTGCCCGGCACGCAGTTCGGAGAACGCGTCGCCCCACAGGCCGACGTGAAACACCGCCTGCTCCCGCCACTCGAAAGACGTCTGCCACCCGTTCGGCTGCGCGTGCAGTTGGCGGTAGAGCGGCAACTCGCGGGCGAGCCGCTTGCCGCCGCCGGGCGTCCGCTCCAAGACGTGCAGCGGCAGGCTCGCCACCGTTTCGGCCACCACCCGCAGGCAGGCGAACACGGCGGCAACGGTTTGGGCGTTGCTGGAATCAATCCGCACGCCCGCGTTGGATCGGCTTGACGCGTCGCCGTCCCACATGCGTTCTTCGCCGGGGAGCCAGAGGATGCGGTTGTCTGTCTTGGAAATCATATGAAGAAGATTTCGGGGGTCGCGTCGGGCTTTTGCTCGCTGCCGATCCACGCTCCGATGGCTTGGCACAACGCCACCACGCCGTCGATTCGCTCAGTGGACTTGGCCTTGCTCGGGTAAATGTTGCCGTAGCGGTCTTCGTGGACGGCCACGTTGCCAGCACACCACGTCAGCACCGGATGCCCGGCGTGACGGATTTTGGCATTGGTGATCAAATTCTCCAGCGACTTGGCGGGGGCCGACATGGCCCGCCCGCCCTGCGGGAATCCTCTCACTTCCACCCCGTCCCCTTGCAGCATATTGGCGAGCATCTGCCCGTTGAACTTCAAATCGACCGCCAACTGCCGCACGTTGTATTGGCTGCAAATCTCCGCGATGTCCCGGTGCAGCACCGTGTAGTCGGTCACGTTGCCGTCCGTCGTGCGGAGGTGGCCGTCGCGTATCCAATCCAGATACGAAACCTTGTCCCGCTGGCTCCGCTCGACCGCGTTGGATTCGGGAATCCAGAAGAACGGCAGCACGTCGATGCTCCCGTCCTCGGGATCGGGGCAGACGAGGACGAGGGCCGAAAGGTCGTAGGTCGTCGCAAGGTCGAGGCCCGCGTACACGGGCCGGTCGCCAAAGTCGCGGAGCGGCACCGAACCTTGCTGCCACGTTTCCGGTGACAGCCAGCGAACGTCGGAGGAGGTCCACGTATTGAGCCGGTAGCGAAGAAACGAATTGAGTTTCGTGGGCGACTGCTCGGCTTCCTTCGCGTCGAGGGCGAAGTCGCCCGGCTTGATCGTCACGCCCCACGACGGATTGGCCTGGGGCCACACGTCGGGGTCTTTCCAATCGGCCCCTTCCTCCATCTCGTAGATGCAGGAGAAGAACGTGGGGTCGTGCTTCCAATTCGCCGCGACCGCCTTGGCGTATTGGTACTGCTCGTAGCAGATGCCCTTGCGGTCGTAGCCTGCCGTCGTGATGGAGCAGAGCAGGGGTTGCTCGCGGGCCGCACCGCCGTAGCGGAGAGCGTCCCAGAGGCGACGATCTTTTTGAGCGTGCAGCTCATCGAACAACAGCCCGTGAATATTCAAGCCTTCCGCACGGAACGCGTCGGCAGACAGCACGCGATAGAACGACGCCTCTTTGCGGTACGCAATCGTGCGGCGGGAGTCGATGACTTCCAGCACGCGGGAAAGTTGCGGCGACGCCCGCACCATGCTCGCGGCCTCGCGGTAGACCACCGAGGCTTGTTCACGATCCGCAGCCGCCCCGTACACTTCGGCTCCGTTCTCGCCGTCCATGACGAGCAGATAGAGGCCGATGCCCGCAAGCAGCGTGGACTTGCCAGACTTCTTGGCCGTCGAGATATACGCCACGCGGAAGCGGCGGGTGTCGTCGGCAAGCCGCTTCCAGCCGAACAACTCGCCCAGCATCACCGTCTGCCACTCAAGCAGCGTAAACGGCTGGCCCGCGTGCTTGCCCTTGGAGTGCCGCAGCCACTCCTCGAAGAATCCGATGGCGTGCTTCGCGGCTTCGGGGTCGAAGTAGTAATCAAGCCCCTGACGGACGGCGTCGCTTCGCAGCGTAGGCGGCAACCGGGTCTGTATCTGCGTTTCCATTCGTCGTCGATACCTGTGACCGGCTGCTTGGCGTCATGCCGAACTCTTGCTCAATCCGCAGCATCGCGGCGTGATGGCGGTGCATCTGCGTGGCCCACGGGGCGACTTGCGTGTATTTGATTCGCAGCCTGCCGTCGGTGCTGTTCGGGTCTGGCTCCCAGTGCGTGTATTGCTCACCTGCGACCTTCACCTTCTCATAGCAGTCAAAATACAAGACCGTCTCGATGCAGTACCGCGTCAGCGTCGGCACGTCGGCCTCGGTCAGCACCCGCATCCGCGCGAGCGTCTGTACCGCCTCTTTCCAGACCTCGACGCTCTTGCCGTCGAGCGTCTTCGGCGGCGGGAAGTCCTGCGGCATGAGGGCAGGCGTCGGCTCGTCGGACGGCAGCGACTCCTTCGACGGGTTGCCGCGAATATATTTGAGGATCGACGGTTCGGGGGCGGGGCCACGTTTGCCCATCAGATGAACTCCATCAGTTCGGCACGGGAGGCTGCTTCTTCTTTCATGCAACCTAGCACACAACTCGTAATCATTTCAGCGTCTGGCTGGCGAACACCGCGACACCCCATGCACGAATGGTGAGCCTTCACCACGACGCCCACGCCTCGCGGCTGGAGATGTTCCATCAACGCTTGAGCAATCTGATTCGTCATTCGCTCCTGCACTTGCGGGCGTTTGGCGAACACTTCGACGAGCCGCGGAATCTTCGATAGGCCGATGACGCGGCCGTCTGGCACATAGCCGACTGCGGCGGTGCCGGTGAACGGGAGCAAGTGGTGTTCGCACATACTTGAAAACCGGATGCCCCGCACGACTACCATCTGGTCGCTCGTCTCGTTGAAGACGGTGCCAAGCACGCTTCGCGGTTCGACGTGCAGGCCGGAGGTCATTTCGCGGAACGCTTTGACGACTCGCTTCGGTGTGTCCAGCAGCCCTTCGCGGCTCGGGTTCTCGCCGATCCACTCAAGCAGCCGCACGACAGCGTCCTCGGGGCCGCGTTCCTGCTCCCACGGAAACTGAACCCAGCCGCTCACCTCGTCCGCGTTTGGGGCGATGTTGGCGGGCGTGTGCGGCTTGCGGAGCAGCGTGTCAACGCGGTATCCCTCGGCCACGAACGGAGCGAGCGTAGCCCCGCTGTCCGCAAGGTCGTCCACGATGAGGAGCGTGTCGCGGTCGTAGTTTGCCAGCACGTCGAGCGTGATCGCACCCTCTGCCGGAGCGATCAGCGGG